AAATATCCAGCATTTGAAAACTTAACTAAGTCTCAACTAGGATACTTTTGGAGACCAGAAGAGGTGTCTCTACAAAAGGATAGAGGTGACTATCAGACTTTAAGACCAGAGCAGAAGCATATCTATACTTCTAATCTTAAGTATCAAATCATGCTTGACTCTGTTCAAGGTAGAGCACCAGGCATGGCATTTCTACCATATTGTTCTCTTCCAGAACTAGAAGCATGTATGGAGTGTTGGTCTTTTATGGAGATGATTCATAGTAGATCATATACATATATCATTAAGAATGTTTATTCAGAACCATCAGAAGTATTAGATAAGATTATTAGTGATCCTAAAATCTTAGAAAGAGCTGCTAGTGTAACAGGATCATACAATGACTTTATCAATGAGGCACATGAATATGACACAGGAAATCAGTGGAAACCAGATAACAAAGGTTCTTATCTTGCAGACTTTACAAGAAAAGAACTCAAAAGAAAACTTTATAGGGCAGTAACCAATGTCAACATCTTGGAGGGTATTCGTTTTTATGTATCTTTTGCTTGCTCTTTTGCTTTTGGGGAACTCAAGCTCATGGAGGGATCCGCAAAAATCATATCCCTCATTGCGAGAGATGAGAATCAACACCTTGCAATCACCCAAAACATAATAAACAATTGGAGAAAGGGTGATGATCCAGATATGTTAGAAATCATCAAAGAAGAAGAGGATAATCTTTATGAGATGTTCCGTAAGTGTGTTGACGAAGAGAAAGCATGGGCAGAGTATCTATTCAAAGATGGTAGTATGATTGGTCTAAATGACAAGTTACTACATCAGTATGTCGAATGGATTGCAAATCGTAGAATGAAATCGATTGGTTTGACACCAGTATATGATATACCTGCAAGAAACAATCCACTACCTTGGACACAGCATTGGATCTCATCAAAAGGATTACAAGTTGCTCCACAAGAGACTGAAGTTGAGTCATATATAGTGGGAGGCATCAAGCAAGATGTCAAGAAAGATACATTCTCAGGATTTAAATTATAGATGAAAGCACAGTCTGCTAAAGCAAAGGGCAGAAGATTACAACAATGGGTACGTGATCAACTGATAGAACAACTCGATGTCCATCCAGAGGATATCGAGTCTCGTAGTATGGGTGCAGGTGGTGAAGATCTGATTATGGCTCGTGCTGCTAGACAAAAGTTTCCTTATAGTATTGAGTGTAAGAACGTAGAGAAACTGAATATCTGGGAGGCATACTCTCAGGCAACTGCAAACTCAGGTAATTATGAACCGATATGTGTAATCAAAAAGAACAACGTGAAACCACTTGTTGTTCTTGATGCTGAATATTTTATTGATCTTTGTTCTAAATTAGAAAATGGAAACACTTAATGGTAATGCATACTCTGATCCATTTCCTCATTTAATATTAGAAAACTTTTATAATGAAGAGGAGTTAGAGTTAGTTTGGGAAGAACTTAAATTTTATACTAAACCAGGAAAACTTCTTGAACCAAAAGATTTTGGAGGAGTAGTAGATAAAACAAATTCACATGCAATTGCTTTAGATGCTGTTTATATAAACGATAGGAAAAATAAAGTAAACTATAGAAAACTGTCTAATATCTTGACCGTAAATAGAAAATTATTTTTACCAGAGATATTAGAACCCTTTGCCAAGATACACGATTGTTGTTCAATTGCACCGATGGCAAGTTATGATGTTACGAAGATAAGATATTATCACGATGAAGAGTATTATGATGCACACATAGATAAAACTTTTCAGTTCTTAGCATTCTCATACTTCTATAAAGAACCTAAGAAATTTGAAGGAGGAGAATTATATTTTCCTGATTATGATTATGAAGTTCCGTGCACAAATAATTCAATGATAATTTTACCTGGTTGGGTAAAACATGGTGTAAAGAAAGTAAGTATAAAAGACTCTGATTATTATGATGGTTGGGGTAGATATTGTATTTCGAGTTTCTTCTGTTGTGCGAATGAGTTAATGATGGAAACTGCTGGACTTACTTAAGAGACTCCAGTTGCAGTTTGACTTCCAGTAATTGTTCCGTTGTTAGTTATATTTACAGTTATACCACTTGTTCTACGGATTGCTGCACCATTTGAACCACCAGATCCACCAGATCCTTGTACATTATTTTCACCCTCTATACTTCCTGTATGAGTTCCTGATGCTCCGTTTCCTCCAGAAGATGAAGTTCCATTACCACCATCATTGTTATTACCACCTTCACCACCAGTTCCATTAGAACCTCCTCCACCGCCACCACCACCGTGGGCTTGACTGTTCTCTCCTCCATTTCCACCATTACCACCAGCAGTTGTAGTGCCATCTGATCCACCATCTATACCTTCACCTGCAGGTAGTCCTTGACCACCTCCACCGCCACCACCAGCTGCTGCGTACACTGGGCCACTAAACATTTCTTCTCTTTCTACTTTTCTGTAACCGCCACCACCGCCACCACCATAACCTGCATTGATAGATCCATTATTGGTAATAATAGTTCCGCTATATTGAATACCTAAACCACTACTTCCAGTTCCACCAGCCTCACCAGACGCATCTCCATCACTTGTTCCTGCTTCTCCACCATTCCCTCCAGCTCCATACAAAGCACCAGAAGAACCTATTTCAACTGTCAAAACTGTTCCTGTGTTCCAACCAGTTCCAGTTCTTACAGCACAATTGTTAACATTACTATTTGATGAACCAATTGTTTTATTGATATGGATTCTAGTTTTAGTTCCACCTGAGTTTGCAGGACGAGTTTTAAATCCACCAATTACAGTATGAGTTCCAGTTCCAGCTGCAGCATCATATCTTGTCTTTGCTACTGTTGGTCTGTTTTCTGTTGATCCAGAATGATAATCTATAACTACATTTAATCTTTTACTGTAGAAATCACTAAATCTGATTGGTGAAGTTCCCTGTGGTATACCTTCATCAAGTGGTTGATTTGATAATGCACCAACAGTTTGACTAACTCGATATTCTCCTAAGTCTCGATCACTATTTTGACCAAACTCTGTTTCAATCTCACTGAAAGATAATGATGAACCAGATGCTTTAACTGCCATTTATCCCTCCAAGGTTTTGATTCTTCCGTCTAACTCTTTGATTGCTTCTATTAGTAAAGGAACTAATCTATCATACCTTACTGCCTTTGTACCATCATCTCTTGTAGTTGTAATGCCTGGTAGTCCAAGTGCTTCTATTTGTTGAGCAATTACACCAGTGTCTGCTTTACTATTAAGATAATCATATCCAGTATCTGCTTTCCAATCAAAAGTATATCCTGTCACTAAACCAACTTTAGTAACTGCATTTGATATTGCAACTAAATTTTCTTTTAAATTTTCATCTGAACTTGCAAACGCTGTAATATCTCCTCCTACATTTAACGCACCGCTTACACCTACACCACCAGTTATAACTACAGCACCAACTGTTTTACTTGAAGATGCAGTGCTATTTGTCAGCACTACCTTGTTGTCAAAGTTTACAACATCCCCAGCTGGAACTTCTTGAATTTGACTCGCATTTGGATTTACAATCAATGGAATTCTATTTGCCATTTTATCAATACACTTTTTTTCTATTTATCATACTAAATAGAGTATATGAAGTGAACAGGACTTAGAAATGATAGTCGTCAGATGTAAAAACTGTAATAGAGAGTTGTCGAGCCAATCTGGAAAAACACAATGTTGTGGTTGCTCAAATATGATGACACTTGTAGATGATGTTATTACAGCAAAAGATTTAGGTAAAGTTATAATCGTTAGAAACTCATCTAAAAGAAAATACAAAGATTCATTGACAAGTGAAGATTTAGCGTGGCAAGAGGCTAGAAAGCAGAGAAAAGTCAGAAAATTAGATTTTGACATTCGCTGACATTTACATATGCTAAAAGTTTGTTATAATATAGATATTAAAAACCTACGATCATGATAAAGCAATTGATTACAGAGTTTCCTTTGAGTGATGTTCCTAGAGAAAGGAGTATCAGTAGGGAAAAAATCACCAAGTATGCATATACTAAAGAAGAAGTTGATATACTTCTTGATGCTGCTGTTGAAAAGGCTGTTGCTGAAGCAAGAAAAATTGATGAGGAATCGATGGCAAAGCATAATCGTGATGCCACTGTCATCAGCATGATTCTTGGATTTACGACTCTTGCATTATTTGTAGATGGTTTACTTAGAATGCTTGGCATTATTCCACCCTTTATGGATCTTGACGTTAACATTTTAAATAAAATAGAGACTGATATTATAGATAAGATAAGGCAAGTTCCTGTACAAAAATTATTTCAACACGGTTTTAGATAATGGGTGAAGAAGAATTACAAGAACAAATCATAACACAGATTGAAGTTCTTGTAGAAGAACTGGGTGGCACTATGAGTCATTTGACAAAGTGTGATTACACAGGTAGGTCGAGTAAAGTTCTACAAATTGAATACGATATCCAAAACGACTAAATATTACAAAATGTATACTTTTATTAAAATGAGACGAAGCGGAAAGGTGATGGATATTCTATTGGTTTCAACTATGTTTTTAGTGGTGATAGTATTTGCTAAATATGTCGGAATCTGATGAATGATTTAATGGTATTCGTTTATTTTCTTTGCTTTGCAGCAGTTGCTGGTGCTACTTTTGCATATATGTACGCAATGATGAACGCAACACTACTTGATTATAATCGTTCAAAAGAAAAACAAAGCGTACATCCAGAGATGTCTGATGTAAAATCTGGAGAAGAACTTCTAGTTTTTAAAAGTCAGGATGAAGAAGATGACGATGGAGACATTATTTTTGTAAGAAAATGAAAAAGCAACCCAAGTTTAGACCGAGTTTTGACGGCTGTTATAATTACAAAAAACTTAAAGATGAGGGACTAGTTGAGGAAGAATCAACAGATGACCCGATAGTTCTTATACACACTACGCATAATGACGGTTGTTAAACTGTCACATCTGCGTTGACTTTAGTATCAGTTTGACTTATAATATGTGTGTACACGATTCAAAGCAATGACGCTTACTACTAAATTTAAAAAGGATCTCAGCACACTCCGTGCTGCTGCAGCAAAAGAAATCTTTTTGGATGTAAAGCATCCAAAGTTATATAAAAAAATATGTAGATATTATCAAAACGAAGTTGAATTGATGGGAGAAGATCCAGAAGCAGATTATAATATAATTTTAGAATGTATTCAAGAAGATCTAGAATCTAAGGAGGTAAATTAATGAACGTAATCTTAGAAAGATTCCCTTATAGATATGTTGAGTGTGGAACACTTGAGAATGGATATCCTGACTATCGTATTCAAAAGTTCAATGAACTTACTCAGAGATACAAAGATATGTACCTCTGTGATAACGGAACACAAATAGATTATGCAATGGAGGATTTTGAATATACTAAATGGTTAGATCCAGCCGATGTTCCTTGTTATGTAAATCACGCAAATGAATCAAATTGAAAATAAACCTTGGGGAAGTTACGAAGTTCTCCTTGATGAACCTAATTACAAGGTAAAGAGAATCGTTGTTGATGCATATCAACGGTTCTCTTTGCAGTATCACAAACATCGTGAGGAACACTGGGTGATTGTGGATGGTAGTGGTACAGTGGAAATAAAAGGTAAAGAGTTTCTTGCAATCATGAGATCACATTGGGTAATATTACCGAAGGAAACACATCGTGCAACAGCAGGCCCTGATGGTTTAGTTTTTATTGAAACACAAACAGGTATATGTGAGGAAGATGATATAATAAGATTAGAAGATGATTACGGTAGGATTGACACAAAGCAATATTCTTAGTATAATACATAATATTGGAAAACTTCAAAACAAAACATGTCAGAATATAAAAGAACAGCATTAGTTTTGGGTGCAGGTGGATTCATCGGCAGTCATATGGTAAAAAGATTAAGAAGTGAGGGATATTGGGTAAGAGGTGTGGATCTAAAGTATCCAGAGTTCTCTGAAACTGAAGCAAATGAATTTATTCAAGGTGACTTGAGAGATGCAAATTTCGTAAGTCGTGTAATTCAGTTTAAAGGGTATCAAGGTAACTTCTTTAGTGAAGTTCCATACAGATTGATTGAACCATTTGATGAAATCTATCAGTTTGCTGCTGATATGGGTGGTGCAGGTTTTGTATTTACTGGTGAGAATGATGCAGATATTATGCACAACTCTGTATCAATCAACTTGAATGTTCTTGAGGAACAGAGAAAGTTAAATGATACTTTTGATGGTGTAAAGAAAGGTTGGACAGAAGCAAATAGACCAAAGTTAGAATGGAAGACAAAGATATTCTATTCTGGTTCAGCGTGTATGTATCCAGAACATAATCAACTTGACCCCGAAAACCCAGATTGTCGTGAATCAACAGCATACCCAGCCAACCCAGACTCCGAATACGGATGGGAGAAACTTTTCTCCGAGCGTCTTTATCTTTCTTATAACCGTAATCATAATATGCCTGTACGGATTGCTCGATACCATAACATCTTCGGCCCTGAAGGCACTTGGAAAGGAGGCAGAGAGAAAGCACCAGCAGCAATCTGCAGAAAAGTAGCATATGTTCCTCAATCAGGAGGATCAATTGAGGTGTGGGGAGATGGTAAACAGACAAGATCATTCCTTTATATTGATGAGTGTATTGAAGCAACACGTAGATTGATGGATTCAGAATTTATTGGCCCTGTTAACATTGGTTCTGAAGAAATGGTATCAATAAATGAATTAGTTGATATTACTGCAAGAGTTGCAAATAAAGTAGTAACAAAAGTTTATGATCTAACTGCACCTCGTGGTGTGATGGGTCGTAATTCTAATAACGATTTGATAAAAGAAAAGTTAGGGTGGGAATATTCAATGACACTTGAAGAAGGAATCCGTAAAACATATGGTTGGATTTCTTGGGAAGCATCAAAAGAAATATACAGTGATAAAAATATAGTTGGTATGAATGTTGTTTAATGACGGTTGGATTTAATCATCTTGGCCAGTTAGGTCAATTGGGAAATCAAATGTTTCAGTATGCTATAACAAAGTCTGTAGCATCAAAGTTGAATGTGCCTTTTAAAATTCCAAATCATCAAAATGTATTTGATGATGGTATTGGAAATAGATATACAATTCTTTTGTTTGATATTTTTAAATTAGAAAGTTTAACTAATTTTGGATTTGTAGATACTCAAAAGTATGTTCAAGAAGATCATTTTCATTATGATGAAACTATCTTTGATACATCACCTCAAGAGGATTTTTCTTTATGGGGATTTTTTCAATCTGAAAAATATTTTAAAGATATTGAAGATGAAATTCGTGATGACTTTAAATTTAAAGATGAATTAGTTTCTTCTTGTCAGAGTATTATTGGGAATGTAGATAATCCAATCGCATTGCATATTAGAAGAGGTGACTTTATAACTAATTCTCAAAATCATCCACCACTACCTTTAGATTATTATAAAAGAGCTTTAAAATTATTTGATGATGATAGACAAGTGATTATATTTTCTGATGATACTAAATGGTGTAAGGAACAAGATATTTTTAGTGATGATAGATTTCTTGTTTCAGAAGATAATGATCAATCTTATGATCTATGTTTAATGAGTATGTGTAATGATTTTATTATTGCAAATTCTTCCTTCTCTTGGTGGGGTGCTTGGTTAGGAAATAGAGGAAAAGTTGTTGCACCAAAACAGTGGTTTGGTAAAGGACTAAATCATAATACAAAGGATTTGTATTGTAGTGATTGGAGTGTATTATGAAGATGTCAATTGCGGTTCCCACTTGGGAATCATATGGAAAGGGAAATGAATTTTTAGATGATCTTTTTAGAACTTTAGAGATCCAAACATTTCAAGATTTTGAAGTTGTAGTATCAGATCACAGTAAGGATGATAAGTTAGTAGATGTCATTGATGAGTTTCAACATAAATTTAATATCTTATATGTTAAGAATAAGAATGATAGAGGTAATGGGCCAGCAAATACTAATAATGCGATAGATAAATGTTCTGGTGATATAATCAAAGTAATGTTCCAAGATGATTTCTTTTATGATGATGAGGCATTAAAAAAGATTTACTATACTTTATCTAATAGTGATAAGACTTGGTTGTTGAATGGATCTAATCATACTCAAGATGATGGTCGTTCTTTTTACTGGGAAATGTATCCTAGATGGAATGATAAATTATTAGAGGGAGTTAACAGTATTAGTTCACCTTCAGTTCTAGCATTTAAAAATAATGTAACTCGTAGATTTGATACTAAATTAACTTACTTTATGGATGTTGAATTCTATTATGGAATGAAAGAAGATTATGGAGACCCCATACTTTATAATGATGTGTTAATCAGTAATAGAGTTGGTGAATACTCTGTAACAACAAATGTTTCACATAAAAATAGAGATTACTACGTCACGAAAGAAACAAAATATTGTAAAGAAAAGTATGGAGTTTTATGAATTTTAATTTTGAAAAATATAATGTTCCTTTTGATCATTACATAGTTGATAATTTTTTACCAGATGATATTGCAAAATCAATATCAAATGATTTCTTAGATTATGAAAATCAAAAGTGGTATTTTTATAACAACCAAATTGAAAACAAAAAAGCACTTCAAGATTGGGGAAAGTTCTCTAAAGAAACATATAAAATATTTCAGTATTTTTGTTCACCAATTTTTATAGAACAGATTAAATCTATAACTGGAATAGTAGACTTATATCCAGATTATGGATTACACGGTGGTGGTTGGCATATGCACGGAACTGGAGGTAATTTAAATGTTCATAAAGATTATTCTGTGCATCCAAAACTTGGATTAAGAAGAAAATTAAATCTTATTGTATATTTAAGTGAGAATTGGAATCCAGATTGGGGTGGAGCTATAGAATTTTGGTCACATAATGAACAAAATAATAGACCTTTGGCACTTGAAAAATCAATAGATTGTATGTATAATAGAGCAGTGTTATTTGATACTACTCAAAATTCTTGGCATGGTCTTCCGACTCCACTAACTTGCCCGAAAGGAAAGTATAGAAAAAGTATAGCAATGTATTATCTAACTGATGCTGATGGTGATGAAGAAGTTAGACAGAGAGCTTTGTTTGCTCCAAGAAAGGAACAAGAAAATGATCCTAACGTACTTGAATTAATTAAGGAGAGAACTAAATGTACAAAGTAATGATTGTTGGACACGGATTCGTAGGATCTGCCATCGCATCACTTTTTTCAGATGAAGAAAAGGTAATTGTTGACCCTAAATTTACTGACAATAAGATATCTGATAATCCTGGCATACCATTTGATGCTGTATTTGTTTCAGTTGATACTCCAAAAGCAGAGGGATTTAAATTATTAGATTCAGTTCTTCAAGAATTGGATTACAATATGGTAGAAGGAACACCAGTTTGTTGTAAATCAACAGCAACACCAGAATTTTATTATGAAGTATCTCAAAAGTATAAGAATATAAAGATAGTTCATAGTCCAGAATATTTGAATAAATCAAATCCAATTAAAATGTTTCAAGGGCAAAAGTTCTTTATAATTGGTGGTGATCAGCATGCTGCAATGACAGTAGGACATATATTTAAATCAAGATTAAATCATGTAAAAAATATTAGATATACAGATATAAAAACTGCTGCAATGGTTAAGTATTCTGAAAATGCTTTTCTTGCTATGAGAGTAACCTTCTTTAATGAGATATACAAAATGCACAAAGCACAAGGATGTGAATCTACATATGAAGAATTTGCAGAGATGGTTGGTCTAGATGAAAGAATCGGACAATCACATAGTAAAGTTCCTGGTTCAGATGGTAAGTTTGGTTGGGATAGTCATTGCTTAAATAAAGACTTATATGAATTAGAAACTTTTGGTGGTAGTCCTTTGATTAAATTCATCAGAGAATTAAACGCTGAACATAGGAGTATTGAATCGTGAAGATAGCAGTATTAACTTCTTCTATTGGTAGCACACAATTACTAGATCCTACACCATTTGATGGTGTGGACTATCATGCTTTTGTTGATTATGCTAGTGATAATAGTAGTTGGATTAAACACCCCACAGTTCCTTTCTCTGTAGATACTAGATATAAGAATCGTAGAGACGCAAAGGTATATAAGGTTCTTCCATTTGCTTTTTTACCAGATTATGATTATTATTTTTGGATAGATTCTACACATATTTTAGAAGCAGATCCACACGAAATTATTGATACTTATTTAAAAGATAGTGATATAGCAGTATTCAAACACCCAGAAAGAGATTGTGTATATATTGAAGGTAATTTTGTAAAACAAATTAGGTATGACCATCCTAACTTATTAGAAGATCAACTTGCTTTTTATAAGGATGTATGCTATCCTGAACATAATGGTTTGTATGAATTACCAGTAAGAGTTCAAAGAAATACAAAGTTAACTCAACAATTAGGCTGGATGTGGTGGGAACAAATCTGTATGTTTTCATCAAGAGATCAAATCAGTTTTCCTTTTGTTTGTCATCAACTAGGAATCAAACCAACCATACTTCCAGGTATTGCAAATACTATCAGAGGTAACAAACTTATGCCACAACTAATCGTATCAAATCACAGTAGAGTATTATGAATATTTTAGAACAAATTGCTGCGAAGGCAGAGAAAGGTGATACAGGAATGTCACTACATTATGGGTTTCTTTATTCTTGTGTAGTTGGATTGGAAAGTAAAAAAGTTTTTGAGTTCGGTAGTGGATATTCAACACACGTTATTTTGAATGCTTTAGAGAAAACAGGTGGTGTACTCACTAGTTGTGATGTAACAGATTTTAGTGTGAATCCATCTATCACAGAGTATACAAAAAATAGTAGATCTTGGAATTTTTATAATGGTGACAGTACCGAGATATTTGAAGACATTGATATGGAACAATATGATTTAGTTTTGCACGATGGATCACATATTGGTGAAGAAGTATTAGTTGATTTAAATAACATTTATCCATACCTAAAGCATGATGGTATTCTAATTACACACGATACTAGACATCATACTTTAGGTGCAGGTATGAGTAAAGCAGTAAATGAATTTGTAAAAGATAAAGATGTAGATTACTGCACACTACCTTATGGATATGGACTTACTTTTATTAGAAACAAAGCTAATATAGAAAACAAAGTGGAGTTGACTTGGAGAAAAAGATGAAGATACTCTTCAATGAACACCCAAATAAAGGTTTTCAAAGAGTTGGTTATTGTTCATACTATGGTGAAATATTTTATGCACTAGAAGAAGTCTGTGAAGTTACTTCATCTTGTGGTGTACCAAGTAGAACAAGTGAATTTGGTAGTGGATATGATGCGATTGTAATGGGATTTGGTCATACAGATTGTGGTGATGCAGGCCCAATGCCAACGATAAATGATAATAATATTCCATTGTTTCCAATTTTAAATAAAGAATATACAGGATTGAAACAGAAGTTAGAGTGGATTAAAAATATGAAACCAACTGCTGCACTTACTGTTCATCACGACACAGAAGAGTATTCAAAAATTACTGATGTTCCTTTTCATAGAATTATGTGGTCGGCAAATGAAAATTTATTTAAAGATTATGGTGAAGATTATAAGTATGATTTATTTTTCTCTGGTGTAACTAGACCAGAACAAACAGAAAACTTGAGAGAAAGAATTCTTTCTGATATGTCTAGTCTTTCCAAATATAATTTGTCTATTAATATTAGATCACATAGAACAAATTATTCTGGAACAATTTTTTCTCCAGAAGATTATGCAAAGAGATTAGCATCATCAAAGATATGTTTTATTACAACTGGGCCAGCTGATTTGGTAGGAACTCGTTATTTTGAAGTAATGGCAGGTAATCGAAGTTTGATATTGTGTAATAGAATGACAACTGATGTATATGAAGATATATTGATAGATGGATATAATTGTGTTATGTTCTCTGATGAAGATGAATTTTTTGGTAAAGCAATTTACTATCTAGAAAATGAAGATAGTAGAATGAAGATTGTAAACAACGCTTATGAACATTTTACTACTACACAATCTTGGAAGATTAGAGCAAATCAAATTAAAAATATCATAGAGCAATATATTAAATGAAAAATAAATGCATCTTTCTGATATCAGCAAGAGATAATCTTCTGAAACAATGTTTGACTCTTTTAGATTCAAATTATAATCAACATCACAATCACACAACATTAATCTTTTATCACGGTAACAGGTATAATGATAAAGGATATCAAGATTCCATCAAATCTATAAACACTCAAACAGAATATAGGTTTCATAGTATTGATGCAAAGATACCTGATCATATTCAAGAGCAAGATCTTTTTTGGAATCTAGGAAATCCATATGCAAGTAATTTTAGAGGTAGAATAGGATATCTACACGCTAATTATTTTTGGAATAATTTTATGAATTATCCAGAGTTAGATGAGTTTGATTATCTTATGAGAATAGATGATGATTCTTGGTTCAAAAATAAATTAGATTTTGATTTTTTTGATGAGTTAGATAATCGAAATGGAATGTTTGGAACTGGATTTACTTGGAATCATTTTAATCCAAATCATTTACAAACTAGACATAATCTTTTTAATTGGATAAAGTATTATGTTGATAAGTACAATATTAATGTAAAGAATGAGCAACTAAGAGAGAGTTTAAATGGCCCTACGGACAATGAACTGTTTCATACTTTAAAATGGAACTGCGGAAACTTGAATGTGTATAATAGAGAGATGTTTAATACAGATTCTTGGAAGGTATATCTGGATGAATTTAATGAGTTGGCTGGAGGATATAGATATAGGTGGGGTGATTGTGAAGTGATCGGTTTGTATGCTTATATGCATCTTGACAACCCTCTGATTGATTTTGAATTGAGATCAAAAGGTCTTTACGAACCACAAATTCCAAATACTCAAATGGTATTTTCATAATGAATGCTTATTTAACTTATGTCTGTTCTGATAATTTTATACCTGGTGTGGTCGCACTCTATAATAGTGTAAGATTATCTAATTGTAATAATGATTTTATTGTTCTTGTAACTGATGATGTATCTCAAGAATCAAGAGATATTCTAAACAAAAAGAATTTAAAAATTGTAGACGCAGATAAAATATATTATAATGGACAGTATAAAGATAAGATACTTGATCGATATGGAAAGGTAGATCAATCTTGGAAAATGTTTACCAAGATAAACATATGGAAACAGACAGAATATTCTAAGATAATTTACTTAGATGCCGACACTCTTGTACTAAACAATATAGATGAGTTATTTGATGTTGAAGAATTAGGGGCTGTGATTGGTGGATCTGTTATGCTAAACTATTCTGGAATTGAAGCAGGTGTTTTAGTTGTAAAACCAGACATTAATACTTACAATAATATTATTGATGCTTTGAAATTAGATACCTATGATATTAAAATGTCAGATCAATCATTTTTAAATGATTATTTTTCAAAACATGGTATAATAAATTCTATACCAGAAACTTTCAATCGAATGTGGAAGAAGAATAGAAATCCAGGTGGGTCTTCTATTTTTCATTTCAATGGTTCAAAACCTTGGATAGAACCATCATCTCTAGATCACAACTCTCTTTCATTATGGAGACATTTTTATGAGTCTAATCACAGTTAATCTTTCATTTTATAATCAGAATGATGTGTTAGTAAAACATGTCTTGGGATGGAAGTCTTGGTCAAAAGAATTAAAAGAAAAGTTTTCTTTCTGTATTATTGATGATTGTAGTAAAACAAAAGCAGTTGATGTTTTATCTGAAATTGATTTAAGTGATTTAAATTTAGTCGATAATATC